CGTGAATATGTGAATAGATCTTTCACTGTTGGGAGCTCATCAGTAGTCATGTCTATGGTATTTGAGATCTGGGCCGTTCGCGCAGCCCCGTATATCATAAAAATGTTCACAATTGAGTTTAAGACACTCGTCAGAATGTTGCCTGAGGAATTCGCGCCGTTAAAAGCGTATAATGTCCCCTCTGACAAATGACGAGAATTGATAATATCTTGAAAAAGAACATACCGAACTCGAGTGTCTTCTTTGGGGCACCCTATGTAGAAAGCCTCAACAATGTCAAGAACTCTGTACATGATAGGTACTAGCAGATGTCCATCAAAGGCACTGTAATCACCTGCCGTAGTCTCATACTCTTTAAAAGCTTTGAGATAATTGTATAAGCAACCCCACTCTGTATGGTGGTCGATACCAATATTGATACCGTTATACGTGTGGTTCTCGTAGACAGATCTAATGAAGTCCCCAAAGTACATTTTCATAGCTATGGAGTAGTCCATCGGACTTGCCATGAACTGGCGGGTTTTGCCAGCCCTAACCTTTTCGAGGGGTCTGTGCTCATCTTTAAGGCAATCAATATAGACATGCGTTAGTCTTTTGTTAGCCTTTGCACACTCGATAATCTCATTGACGCGATCCTCGAGGAGGACTGTGTTTGGATTTGACTTATCAATGCGGTCTCCATCTCCCAACCAGTATCTCTTGCCATTGGCATTTGGATTCTGATTAAACGGGTATCCGGCTGAAGTCTTTCGCTCCATGCGTCCGCAAAAGTTTTGACCATCTATGCCATCAACTGCTTCGTCAAAGGAGAATAACCGAGGATCCCAAGGAGGGTTTTCCGTTCGGGTTCTGACTAACTTGCAGATAAATGGATGGATCTCGTCCAACAACTTAGTGTCAACGGGAACCTCTTCATGAGAGTACTTGGCCCGAGCTAAGGCTGCTGGGTCAATTTCTTTACCCTCAAAATCTGTGAATGGTCGAAGTCTAGCTGTGCCATGAGTGATTGGCCACAGATTTCCAGACAGCGGAGATTTGAGAATTTTTGAGCGCATAACTGTGCTCTTCTGAGGGAGGTAACCAAGTGCATTGAAACCTTCCATATTAGCCTCGGGCGATATAGATATCTCCTCTTCATCAAAGGGGATTTCGCCAAGGGCCTGGAGTGAGCTGACAACTAGGTCTTTGTCAAGCAACACACCAGCACAGACCTTGTTGCCATCTGATCTGTTCTCCTCACCTGCGGTGTGGATACCAAGAATGGTAGGTCTGTTAAAACGTGTGCAAGTCGTCAAAAGGAAACTACCACAGTCTCCCAGTGTCGTAGCAGTGCGATACTGAAGCTTAGAACTCTTTAGTGAGTCCTGGCTCTGCCCATAGGACCAATCCGCTCCAATCTTGACTGATGGCATAAGAACCACCAATCTTTGATCTCTTCGGACCGGCATTGCACAGTCGAACTGATAACCAGCGACGTATTTAGACGCGTCCTGGAAGCAATCTATAAGATTTCCGTGCTGACGAATTAGTTTACTATCGACTCTCAGGAACACGTGATCTGTGCTCTGTTCGTCTGTAGCAACCATTTCATGCCAATTCAAGCTAACCACAAGGTTTCCCGTGAAAGGATCCCTGAAGGAAAGCCAGAGAGGCATTAATTCCTCATCATCGTTGTACTCGGTATATGAGTCAATCTTAAACTTAAAATGTAAAGGAATGACAAATGATGTACCTGTAATAAAAAGACAGAACCCGAGGGTTATATTATCCATCTCTAGTAGATACGTGTTGAGTTTTAAAATGCTGTTAAATTTACTCA